GCGTGCCGCCGCACTTGCCGAGGTTGTGCGGGGTGCGAAGTATGACATTCACCGCCGCCGGAGTGTAGGAGTTCCCGAGACGGCTTGCCGCGATGACGCTGGACTGGCCGCTGTACGGGAAGCGTATCTCCTTCCCGCCAAGCCGCTGGTTCGCGGACGCCTGTGCAGCGTTGCTGTAGGTCTCTTCGTCCATCTTACATCTGCGCGAATGTCTTGAACTTGGCTAGGAAATCGTCCGCGAGCTGCTTGCTCACGGGGTCGGTGCAATCGTCGGAGTAGGCCATGTACGCGGAGTAGTAGGCGAGGCAATCTTCAAAACGCGGGTCGATGTCGATTGTAGCCGCGTTGTCCACCGGCAGCAGAACGTAGTCAAGAAGATCGTCACCAACATAACGGGTCTCTGGACGCTCCTTGTGGAGAGCCCTTACCGCCATCTGGATGTCCTTCTTGAGCTGGGCGTCCGTCCAGTGGTAGTTCCCGCTGTCCGTGTCCTGGACAAGCCGCCGCACGCGCGTTATGATGTCTGCCGTTGTCATGGTTCCTCCATCTGTGTGAAGATGCCCCCCGCCAGCGCCAAGCATAACCGGCGGGGGGCTAATTGTGCTACGGGGTGCAGGAGCCGTCCGTGCAGAGCGAGCATTGCCCGTTCTCGCACTTGACGGTTGCCGTGCTGCCGTCCTTCTTCTCGACCTCGACGGTGCCTGTGGTCTTGTCTGCCATGAGCGACAATACCTTGTTGGCTCCGGCGGTCGTCAACGTCTCAAGGATTCCCTTGCTTGTGGTTGACGCTGCGGAAAGCGCATCGTTGTAGCGCAGGTCGGTCTTGGGGCTGATGTCGAACGTCGGCGTCTGCGTCTGGCTTTCGGTGCTGCCCGAAGAGTCGGCGGACGCGATGGCGCCGTCACCGTGCGTGATCTTGATCGTTACGGAAACGGTGTTGCTCTGCGCCCGCTCACCGATCTCGGTCTTGACGGTCGGCTCAACGTCGCCCTCGTTGTTGGAGGTGCCACGGCTCGCCTGTCCGGGCGTCTGGCACCCGGCAAGCGCGGCCACGAAACCGAACAGGAGGATGAAAGACGCGAGGCGCTTGGCCTTGCTCTTGACACGCTCCTTCACGGCCTTGGCCTTCTCCTTGACCTTTTCCTTGGTGGGCTTCCTGGCCATCACTTCACCGCCTTCCACGCGTCGATGCACACGTTGATGGCCTCGATGTTGGCGTTCATCTCGGCGCTGGAGAGTTCGCCGTCCTCGATTGCGAGCGCGAGGTCCTTCAAGGCGTCAACCGTCTTGTTGGCCGCTTCGCGGTACTTCTCGTCAACGAATACGCCGACAGCAGTAGAGACAACCGCAGCCACGTTGACCGCAATCTGCGATGCCTTTTTCAGCCTGTCGCCGTCAAGCTTCTGGAGTGCCGCATTGACAAACCCCAGAACGTACTTCATTAGGCCGGACCACCCGTCGGTGACGAGCGACCACAACGCCTTGATATTGCTCCATTTCATTTTGTGTTTACTCCTTGTTTTGCCGTCGGCACCACGCCGCCGGAAATCCTTACTTCACGCCAAACGACGCCCACATCTTGATTATTGACGGAATGTTGTTCACGCCGATTGCGACACCGATGAGAATCAGCGACCACTTGCCAAGCCACTTGCCGACCTTCGGCAGGTTTTCGCGCATCCATTTCGACCACTCCGCGCGTTCCTGGTAGATGTGCTCCATCTGCGTCTTGAGATCAGAGAATCCCTGCTGTAGCTCGCTCCGCGTCTGCTTCTGGATTGTCTGCATTTCGACCATCTGCTTCTCAAGCTTCTCGACGCGGATGGTAAGCTCCTTCTGTTGGTTGGAGAGAACGCATCCTTCTTCTGAATTCTTCATGCACATCCTACTTCGCCTCCTTCCTGCAATACAGGTCCCATGGAAGAAACACCGTGTCTATTGCAGCGTCAAACGGCGCAGTCATCCATACCACGCCAAGGGGAATCCAGCCCCAATGCTTGAACATCCTCATCTGCCGAAGTTGCTTGCCCTTGGCGTCCGGCGGTATCGGCTTCAACCACTCCGCCGTCACACGACAACGCATCTTGACGGTAGGGTAAACGCGCATTCCCGGCACATCATCGCAGAACGAATGCCATACGCGGTTCGTGACCTCGCCCTCGTCGGAAACTCTCTCATCGCACAGCGGGATGCGGACGACCGAGAGGCACCCGCACAGAAACGTCAACGCAGATATTGTGACAAGCCACTTCACTTCCCACCCCTCCTTGACGCCGCAAGCGGCCAATCCACCGGCAGGCACACCGTGTCAACACAAGCCTCCACCGCCGCGTCGCACATGCACAGGCAGCCAAGCGGAATTGTGAAGATATTTTCCCACATGAAGCCACGGCTCGGCCCGTCGCTCATGGCCTGCGGGAACGCGACAAGCACGGAAAGCCCCGCCGCCTCTCGCGAACATTGGTACACCATTGTTATCTGCTCGCTCGTAGTCGGCCAGCGCGTGTACAGGTTCACACACCCGCAACAGACGCAAAGAGCGACAAGCGGAAACGCCCGCTTCCACAAATCGCGAACGACGATCACGGCGCAGCGCCCGAAGAATTTAACATTGCTCCAAAACTCTTTCATCAGTTGTCCTCCTGTTTCAGCCGGTCGATGAACTGTTGCCAAATGGCCTTTGTTGTGGAGAGAATGGCCTTGTCTCTCTGCTCTTCCGCCCACGCGATCAACGCGTTTGTCCGGGCTTCCGCCCGTGCCGCCCTGTTCGATGCGCTCATATAGTCGGCCGTCACCACCGCAAGCCTGTTTGTCGCATCCTCCGCAACCGCCAGCGCGTTCGTGGAATACGCATACCACTCGTTCGCGCTCGCTTCCCACGCGTCCGCAGACGCCCTAAGATTCCTCACCAGCTTGCCAAGGACGGCGTTCGACGATGCAAGCGTCTCGCCCCTGTCGTGCAGTTGCAGTAGAACCCGCTCGCAATCCTGGGTTGAACCGATGATGTTGACGTAGTTCGTCATGCAGTCGAATCGGTGAAGCTGATACTTCATGGCGCGCCAGTCCTGTGCGGTGATTCTCAACTGCGCGTCCGGATGCTTTTCAAGAATCTTGTCGATCTGCTCGTTCGTCAGACCAAAGCGGTACACCATGCTCGGCAGCAGGCCCTTTGCGTCCAACGAAAGCGCCGAAACGGTACACAACGCGATTAGCGCACAATATACGGTACGCAACTTCATTTCGATTCCTCCACGTTGATTACCTTGCCGCCCGGACCGAAAGTGGCGTTGACCTGCTTTGCCGCCGGCTGCGACTTGATGGCCTCACGTTTCGCCCGAAGACGAGAGGGCATGGCCGTCGGCGGCATTGGCGGACGAGGGGCAGCGGCTTTCGTCGGTTTCTGAATCCTCTTCGGCGGACCGCTCCTGGTGCTCTTGGGCATGTTTTCCACGTACTCGTAGCCGTCGGGGTAGAACCATGTCACCGTCTTTTCTTCGGTGGACACTACGCGGTTGGTCGCGTTCCCATGCCAGAAGCGCCGCCCGTCAACGGTCGCATGTTCCTTGTCCCACCTGCGCTTGGCAACCATTTCAAGCCGAGCGACGGCGTTTGTCCACCGCGTCCAGTCGCCCACAGACACCATGATGTACTCGAAGTCGCCGATGATGACGCGTTCGCCGCTCTGCGGGATATACCGTTCGGGGACATGGACGCATGTCATTCTTTCGCTCTGCACGTAGCCGTTTTCGTCCACTTCTATGGTAATCTCGTTCACGCCATCAGGCGCAACCTGCTTGATCGTGGCGCCGTGGCAACGCTGAATCACGCCCCACGCGAGAATGTAGAGCGCCAGCAGCGCAACCGCGCCGCACATTCCGCCGAACAGATGCTTAAAGTCATTCATTGTCTTCTTCCTCCTTGCGTTTGGCGGCCGGCGTCGCAATCGTCCGTCCGTGTTCCTGTACCTTGCCATTCAAGATGAGAAAGGATTTCGACCCGACACGCGCCTTCGTCTCGTATGCCTGCCCGAGCCAGATGCCGTTCGTATAGACCGGCACCGGGGGAATGTAGGTCGAATACACCCAATAGTCGTAGTTCGTGGCGTTCTCCAACGTGCCGTCCCACGAAAGAGCAGACGCAAGAGATTCGCCGAGGTTCATCCATTCGTTCGTCGTGCCCGCTTCGCGGTAGTCGATGAACACGGACGACGCACCAGGAATGCCGGTATATGTCCACCGCACCTGCACCGTGTCGTTCGTGATCAGCGTTCCGTTGTCCCGCAGGCCATCGTCCCATCTCACGTTCACGCCCTTGCTCCCGCCGTACATCACGGCGCCAAGGATGCAGATGCCGCACACGACCTTGCCGAAGTTGCTCATGCAGCCGAACAGACGGCGCACCGCGTCCGTCACGCCAGGCAGCACACGCGCAACCGCCAGCGCGAACAGGCAGACTGACAGCCCAATGAGGCACCCCAGCATGAGAACACGCTGGATATCTGCCACGATCTCGATCATTACCTTGCACTCCAGCTCCATGTGACTGCCGACCCGTTGTAGGTAGGCTTGATTACGCCCATCACGCCGCTTGACGTGTTTAGGCACTCGATGCCGCCGCCGATGCGCAGCTTCATGTTGGTTTCAAAAACCACATCGCCCGCCACGCTCGTTTCGGCCTTGAAGAATCCGCTTGCGTTCGACCCGCAGTTGATGGCCGCGTAGTACGAGCCGCCGCTTGTGTACCACGTCACGGTGTACGGTGCGCCTGCGGCCTCGGTGCCGTCGGCGTTGTTGAGCCGCGTCCAATCGCCGGAGGAAAGAGTTTCACGCCAGTACACCACGGGAACATCCGTTCCACCCATGATCACGTCGTAGCGGAGCGTCACCAATGTGCCGTCCACAACGATACCGTCCGTGCGGCATCCGATCGTGTACGAATCGCTCTTGGCGAATCCAAAGAAGTTTGTGCCGCCCTCGTCCTGGAATCTGAACGTGCCGGCCTCGCCTGTCGTGTAGGTTCCCGCGCCGTTGTCAACGAGTACGCAGATCGCGCCCGCGCCGACGGCCACGCGCTGATATTCCGTGCCTCCAGCGAAGTAGGTTTCAGGAGCGGTCATCCAGACGGAGTTTCCGACAACGTTTGTGGTTCCCTTGTCGGTGTACGCCCCCCACGCCCTTGGCGCGAATTCCTGTTTCAGCTCCGTGCGCATCGTCTCGTTCGACTTCGACACGGCGCCGAGAAGGTTGCTTTCGCACACGCGGAACTTGTCCACCTCGTCCCATACGTTCGTCCATCCGCCGTCGCGGAACTCTCGGATGCGCAGGCGGGGAAGTTCGCCGCTTGTGGAATTGTAGTAGTTCGTGACCTCGAACACCACGTTTGTGCCGCCCCAATATCCTTCCCAGGCGTTCACTATGTTCTCAAGGGCTGTTCCGTCCTCGGAAGGATAGGCGTTCACGTCGGACGCGGAAAGCGTGATGTCGGCGGACAACGCCTTGTTGTTCACCTTGCGCGTAGTGGGAACATCGCCAGAGACGTGCGTAGTCGAAGACGGGAGCGCACCTACTTCCGAAGCGTTATATGACGGCTTGCTCGACGCCTTTGCCCATGACGGCACCGTTGGGTCGCTCTCGCTCGTAAGGAGATCGGCCCATCCGAAACTCCCACTCGCCCATACGCCGCCGCCGCCGGGAGCCGGCATGAACTTCCAGAAGGACACGCCGTTTGACGATATGACGGTGGACATGTCGTAGCCGCCGCCAAGACTGTTCCACAGTTTGAGCGGCCCATACATGATTCCGCCGGAGTTGGTGAAGCTGCTGAATTCCGGGTCGGATTCCGTCACATCCAATCCCGAGAAGTCCACGTTCGTCACGACCATCGGGTTCGTGTCAAGATCGAGGTCGCCAAGCGGCGCCAGGCTGACTGACGCGCCGAAGCTGGGAAGTAGGAAGCAGATCGCCGCAATGCGCATGGTCGCGCCAAGTGCGGCACCGATGATTCGTAGTGCGTTTCTCATGGCATTTTGCGTGTTGGTGTTTATCGTCTGTCCAGCAAGCGTGCTGGAAAGCGGTGCAAGCGCATCGACCCTGTGGGCGAGCGCGAGAAGATCGGCGTTGTCGGCCTTGCCGTTCCACAACGCGCGGTCCTGTTCGGTGACGTGCGTATCGGTGTCCGCCTTGTGCGCCTCCAGGTCTTCGGACATCGACGCCAGCTGCGCCGTCCATTCTTCTATGAGCCCCGGCCATTCGTTCAGGTCGTAAGGCACCTCGTCGCCCTCTTCCTGCGGCCAGTGGACAACGCTGCATTCGTCGTTGAAGTAGAGCGTGTCGCTGTCGGCATTCGCCAGAACGAATCTGAACGGAATGATCGCGCGAGGCGGCACGGCGTCCAGCATCTGAACCGTGTTGAGGTTCAACGAGCAGGTGAGGTCTTCGCCGGAAACAACCCATGCGTCATCCGTTCCTGGCGCGGGGAACACGGCCAGCGTATTGCCGCGATGGTTGATGACGCGCAGTTTCAGCCCCGTGTCCGACCAGTCGGCGCCGCCCGATATCGTGACGGCAACGCGCTCGCCGGCGGCGACGGTTCCCCTGAACCGCGCTTCCTTCGTGCTAATTTTCGGAGTGATGTTCAGCGCAGTCATGTCGCACCTCACAGAAGTTCGCTTGTGTCAACGGCGTCTATGTTCCCGTTCCCGAACGCGGAACCGCTCATGCCGGCCATCCGCGTGCCGGACACGGCGTTGTCCCACCTTACTAGCTCCATCCGCATCTGCTGGACGTCGGACCACGCGCGGCCAGTCATGCCGAACAGCTTGACGAGCGCACCGGCGCAGATCGCGTCGCCGTACTTCTGGAGGAACCACCGTGGGGCGCGTTCGCTGCCGGACTTCGGCTGCTCGATGCAGACAACCCTTATGAAGCAGTCCGCTTCCTCTTCCGCGTCATCGGGAATGTAGGAGCGGCGAAGCTTTATGCTCGGCGGCATCCCGACGATCACGGTGTAGTCGCACCGCTCTTTCAGCTTCATGCTCTTGTGCCACACCGCGCTGATGCTCGTAATGGTGCAGTCGGGCGTCAAGGGCGTTATCGGATAGATGCTTTCGCCCACGGAGAGGCGCATGACGCGCTCCGTCACAAGGGCGTTCGCCAGACGGCAGAAGTCTCCGTAGGCGTCCCGGAGCGCGCGGCGCACCATTTCGTCCGCGCACCCCGGAAGCCTATAGACGAGATTGGACGCGAGTTCCGCTATCGAGGCGTACTCGGGCGTTTCGCGTTCTGTCTCAAATGAATTCGCCATCACAGCACCTTACAGGTCGTCAAGGTCCTCATGGCCTTCATCGCCACCCTGCTGCTCGTCGGCGGGCTGTTCCTGCTCGGCAGGCGGTTCCTCGGTAGAGGTTTTCGTCTTGCCGGAGGCGTTGCGCCGCTGCGTAGGCTTGCCGTTGCCCTTCGCGCCGCGAGGCGCAGGCGTGTCGGCGGGCGGGGGAGGCGTCGGCGTGTCTTCGGAAGCCTGCGCGGGCGCTGGCGCTGCGCCGGCACCTGCAAGCTCTTCCATCGAAACGCTGTCCGCGATGTTGTCGGTGGTGGTGTCCACAACCTCTTCCGGTTCCGGGACTTCCTCCTCCTTGAACACGACGTTGAGCTTTTTCATCTCGGCTTCGTATTCGCTGTGGTCGAAGTTCTCCGACGAAAAGACCTTCTTCATGATGATGTTCGTCACATCCTTCGGGTCTATCCGCTTCTCCATGATTCCCTTCGCAACTTCGTCCGGAATCCAGCGGAAGAGAACGGGCATGGCGTCCGTCGCCTTGGAGCGATAGACGATGGTTCCGTCCTTGAGGTTGATCGCGTACTTTGCTGGCATAGTCTTGTCCTTTTCGTTTTGTTGGGGGTTGCGACTCCGCCGCCACGAATGACGGCGGAGCCGTGTTTCCGCCTACAACGCCTTAGTCGTCGTAGTCGGCGCTCGCCGTGTTGTCCAGGCCGGACGACGTGCCGACGCGCATGGGCGCGGAGCCGTTGCCGAACTCGGCGGACTCGTCAAACACCATGTAGCCGAGCAGCGCGACGCGAATCTTGCCGGCGCTGATGGCATCGCCAGTCACGTCGTCGGGGACCTTGATGCACAGCGTATCGTCGGCGCCCGCGAGGTACGTGCCGGGGATGGCGATTGCCGTGGTGGGCGAACCCGCGCTGGAGGACGCAGCGTAGGCCGCGCTCTTGGTCGCAGGCTGGACGGAGCGGCAAAGCGCCGTCTCGCCGGACAGGTCCTTCAGGGCGAAGTCGCCGCCGATGGCGGTTGTCGGGTCGTTCTTAGTGGCGAACGTCACCGTCACGTCGGCGTTCGTCGGCTCAAGCTGGTCGAGCGCGATGAACGTGACGAGAAAACCCTTCGGGATGGGCATGAACGCGTAGTTCTTGTTCTCCGCGAAGGACTGCTTCGAGAAGTCGATCTCTCGGCAGAGCTTGACCAGCGGCATGGACGCGCCAGGGTCGCTGTAAGCGGGGGCGGCGACTCCGGTTGGACCGGAAGAGGCCGTCGAGTTGATTGTAAGTGCAGACATTGTAGTTTAACCTTTCTTGTTTTGTCTCGTAATGGGCGCGACGGCGGGGGGCGCCGCCGCGCCGCTTTGAACTTACGCAGCCATGTACACGTAGGCGCACCCGATGAACTGGCGATACCGAAGCATCCAGTCGTACACCGTCTTGCACCTGTGGAACTCGTCCCAGGACGTCACGTCCTTGAGGTTCGAGTCGCGCCACACGACTTCCTGCGCAAAGGTCGTGGCGATCTTCGCGCCGAACAGCACCGGATAGACGTTCACCGTGCCCGTGCCGTAGCTCTCCGTGAAGATCGGCAGCATGGTGTCGTCAACGTAGATGTTGTTCCCGTTCCCGTTGAACGAGCCGATCGCCGACACGTCCTTGCGGAGCGACGAGTTGGCCTCGTTCATCCAGCCGGCCATCTTGAGCTCGGAGCACTGGATGCGGTCCGCCATGATGGTGGGAATCACCATGAAGAACTCGCGTCCCTTCGCGCCCTTCTGCTCCTTCATGCAGGAGAAGCAGTGGTACACGAAATCGGGTCCGACCTCCTTGTAGGTCGTGCCGGAATCGGCGTCGCACTGCGCCTGCGTCTTGAACAGCTTGATCGCGTTCGGACGCGTCGCCGTGGACGAGCCGGTGGAGCCAGGGGCGCCCAGCTGGTAGCCGTGGGAGCGGCGGCCGGCCGTGTTGCCCGTGTTGTCCGGGTGAACCTTGTTGATGATGTCCGCGCCGAACTTCATCTCAATCCATTCCGCCATCTGGTTGGCGGCGTCCTGGATGAGCGGGTTCTTGATGTCGATCGCGGAGAACTCGATGTCCTCCGGGAGGAACTCAAGAGCCCAGTACGACTCGCGACCGATGGTGAAGATCTCGTCGCGGCCCTTCGGCTTCTGGTAGATGATGCCACCGCCGGGTACCGTGTCATGGATGTTCACCGTGGGACGGATCGGGACTCGAATCTCCGTGCCCTTCTTGTGGAAGGTGCCTTTCCAGTCCTGGTTCGTGATGAACTGGAGGATGGAGGCGTCCCACCACTTGTCCTTGAACTTTCCCGCGAATTGGATATGCTGCGTGGACGGGAAATTCCGCGCTGCTCCGCCGTAGAGGTCCATTGTTGGATTCCTTTCGTTTTTTGCGCCCGTCCCGGAGGCGATGTACCGCTATGAGCTTTTCACGCGGCCCTCCGTCCAGGCTTCGTCAAGTTCCCTCGACAGCTTCCGGTACTCGTCGAAGCGGTACTCGTCGCGGAGCCGCCTTGCCTTTTCGGTCAAGGTCTGGTATTCCTCGGGCGTGTAAATCTTCTTCGTTCCCGGTTCCTGCCTCGGGGCACCGCCACCGAGTGCGCGGGGGTCGGGCGTGGCGTTCGGGTCCCGACCTCCCGAAGGATCGACATCGTACTTCTCACAGAAGGTCTTGATGTGGTACTCCATCTTCTTGACGTTGCAGCTGTTCACCGCAGCGTTGATGGATTCGGCGTTGTTCTCCTGGTACTCAAGCCACGCGGCGTTGAACGCGCCGCCGGCCCTTATGCCCTTCATGAATGCCGGATAGTCGCTGTTGAGCTTGGCGAGGAACGCGTCAACCATCTCCTGCTGGCGATGCTGACTCTGCTCCTGCGCTTCGCGCTGCTGACGCTCCAGTTCGGCGATTCTCTCGTTCTGCTGCTGCACCGCCTTATCGACGATGCCCTTGGACAGAAGGATGGCCGCCTCCTTCATCTGGTCGGGCACGCCTTCCCTGAGTTCTTCCGGCAGCGAGCCGAGGGCCGCGGCCTTCTCAAGTTCGGCAATCCGAGCTTCCTTTGCCTTGAGTTCGGCGTCAAGCTTGCTGACGCGTCCCTCTTCGATGCGCGTCACCTCAAGCTCATGCTTGAGACGCTCGCACTCCGCCTTGTAGTCGATCTCGCCGTTGCCGGCTCCACCGCCACCTACCTTCGCACCGGGCTTGACGCCCAGCGCTTCCATCGTTTCCTTTGTCTCTGTGTTCATTTTCGTTGTCTTTCCTCATCAAGCCCGGTGCCAGCCGGGAGTTGGTGTTGCCGTCCAGAGCCCCACCCGGGGAATCCGTCGGCGGTGCTTCGCTACTGCGTGGCGGCGGCCTCCTTCCGAATCTTTGCGGCCTCTTTCTCCTTGGCTTCGGAGATCGCGGCCTCCAGAGCGGACTTCGCTCCGTCCGCCAGTTCGTAGCAAATCGAAATCTGACCCATAGCCATGTCGCGGTTCTCGACCGGCGTGGAAGCGTATGCGCGCGTGGTCAGCTCGGCGCGCTTCTGCATGGCGTAGATGAACTCATGCGCCTTGTCAACCTTGATCAGGGAGTCGAACACCTCCGTCATGCACTCCCTGATCTCCTTCTCCACCTCTGCCGTTCCGCCGTTCACGCCGCGTTCCTCCTTTCGGCCACGCTTCCGGGCGCCGCCGGCTGCGCCTCTTCCTCGGCCGGCCCGCCTCCGCCGTTCTGCGCCAGCCCCTGCTGCGCGGCGGCCATGGCCTGCACAAGCTGAATCTGCTCAAGCTCCCTGACGCGCTCCGCGCCGGGCAGTATGTCGTCGGGGTTGAGCGCGAGGTCTGCGATGGACGGACGCAGAAGGGCCATCCAGCCCTTCGGCCCGAGAAGCTGCTTGAAGTCCTGGTCGCGCTGGATGAGCTGTATGAACTGGATGCGCTGCTGGTCCTGCTGGGCGCGGAGTATCTTGCCCATGACGCCGGACGGCACCACCTCGCAATCCCCCTTGATGTCGAAGTCGGGGTCGTAGAGCAGGATGTAGTCCACGGTCTTCTTGACGAGCTTGCGCGTCACCAGCCTGTCGGTCGTGCCGATGACCATCTTCATGCCGCGCGAAGCGGCCTCCGTGAAGATCGCAAGCCCCTGCGCCGTGCGCATCGCGCCGGAGTTGCCGGACGCCTGCCCGTAGGTGTAGGCCGGTATGCCCGAATCGTCGTCCGCCTGCGTCTTCATCCGCTCCCACACGGAAAGCAGCTCCGACGCCTTGGACGGCACGTCCATCACGCCCATCGGCGCGCCAGAAGACATGCCGAGGCTTGCCGACATGGATGTTTGGAACCCCCACACCTTGTGCGGGCGTACCTGCAACCCGGTGCCATCCCTGTCAACAAGCCTCGAAAGGTCGTTTATGTAGTACATCGGCCCGGACGCGGCGGCCATGTTCCGCATGAGCGCCTTGACCGAGTTGTTCATCACGGACTGTACGAGCGTCAGCTTGTCCGCCACGCTCTCGCCCCACCATGAGCCCGGAAGCTCGTAGAAGACTCCCTTCACCACGGGGCGCCCGAGCCGGTCGTCCAGAATCCGGCAATAGACCACGTACCCGCCCATGACGATCGTCTCAACGTCGTAGAACGTGTCGAAGTCGATCGGCTTGCCGTTCCGGTTGCGCGTGATGCCGAGTTCCCGCAGCTCCGAGCCGCGCACGGAGTCGTAGCACAGCACGCCCTCCATGATGCAGTCGCGCGGATTGTCGCTCCCGTCCTTCTCGGCCTCGCGCCGCTGCATGTCTATCGGGTCGGAGTCCAGCTTGCAGCCGCCGTCGGGGTACCTGTCCAGGAGCGAGCGCACCACCGGCCATATCCACCCGTTCGCCTTGTCGCTCAGCTTCCGCTTGCTCTCCGCCTTGGTGACGTACTGGCTCAGCTCGCCGGACGAATACCTCACGCGGATGCAGAGCGGCCCGTCCTCGATGTCCTTGGCCGCCGGCGCGGGGTAGCAGTCGCACGGGTTCACCGCCTCGTAGGTCGGCACGGTGCGAAGCTCGCGCACGTACCTCGGAACGCCCTTGACCGTCTTGCACACGTTCACGGGCACCACGCGCGGTATCGGACCGCGAATCAGTCCCGTGCCGTAGGTGCAGATGTAGTCCACGTACTGCTGGAACGCATCGACAAAGCCGCCCTCGTCGAAGAAGTCCTTGACGCGCTTCTCCATCCGCTTGGCGCGGACGTTCGCGATCTCCTCCTTCCGGTGCTGTATCTCGTCGAAGCGCCGCGCGCGGAAGTCCCTCGCGTACCGCTCCAGGAGCGCCATGCCCTGCGGCGACATGGACTGGACGCCGCGCCCCGCCAGCATCCCGTACAGCTTCTGGAAGTCCATGTTCAGCTCCACGTCCACCTCGTCCAGTATCTGCTGGGGAAGGTCGGGGTCGGACGTCGGGCTCAGCGTGAACGGATAGTCGCCGTTCGCCTGGAAGATGTCCATCATTAGCGCCTTCGCCGCCCGCACCTTCGTGTTCGTTATCGGCGAGTAGATTTCCTCCCCGATGCCCGCCTTGCGGAGCTTCTCCTTCTGCTCGGGCGTGTAGGTGCAGGTCTGGGCGAGAAGCGAACGCTTCAAGCGCTCGTCAACGCGCGATTCGCGCCGATGGTCCACGTTCGTGCGCCAGTTCGTCATCACGCGGTTGGCAAGACGCGTCATCGGCTCCGTCGTCGGAACGTCGGTCATGCGGCTTTCCCTCGGCACCACGACCTCGCCGGCCGCAGGCGCTTGCGCCTCCGCCGCAGGTTCGGCGGCGGCCGCCTTGTCGAGCGCCGCCCCGAAAATCTCTGCTATTGTCGCGTTCACGTCCCATAATGTACAAACTCATCAAAAACGGTCAACGCCGCTGGACATTTTCGCCCCGAAACCCTTGCAAATGCGGCAAAATCGCAAAACGGAATCTTTCGCGCCGCTAGACGCAGCCGAGGTCCTCTCCGACCGCAAGCCCCATTATCCCGCCGACGGCAACGCTCCCCGGCATGTCGAGCGCAACGCTCAGATCGCCCTTCGTCGCGCCGAGGACGCCGTACTGCAATCCGTCCTGCGGAT